CCCCACCCCGCGTCAACCCCGTGAAGGAGCCGCATCATGCCTGAAACCAGTGTGGGGGACGTGCGGCTCCTCATCGCCGACGTCGACCCGGACCGCCAGATCCTCACCGACGACCAGCTCGCCGCGTTCCTGCGCATGGCCGGCGGCGAGGAGACCTGGCACGTGCGCCGGGCCGCTGCCGACGCCCTCGAGGCGATCGCCGTGTCCGAGGTGCTCGTCGGGAAGGTCATCCGCACCCAGGACCTGTCCACGGACGCCGCGAAGGTCGCGGCCGAGCTCCGCGCCCTGGCCGCCGCCTACCGCAAGCGTGCCGCCGACGACGAGGAGGCCGCAGAGGACGCGGACGGGGAGGGACTGTTCACGGTCCTCGAGTTCCACCCGAGGCGGCGATAGGCCATGCCGTTCCCCTCCACGACCACGATCCACCCGGACTGGTCCCCGCACCACCAGCCGGCCGCCGCCGGGGCGCTCAACGGCCACCTCACGATCCGGGACCCGGGTATCGGTGGCTGGACCCCCACCGGGGGCGCCCAGCCGTCCACGCCGGGGGCTCTCCTCCACGAGGGACCGTTCCGGGCGCAGCCACTGGACGGCCGAGGCGGGGCCGCGGACGCGGCACGGCAGGACGTCACCCAGCGGGCCTACCAGATCAGCCTGGAGGCCGACGCCCCGGAAGTGCCGGTCGACGCGGCCATCACCATCACCGCCTGCCCCGACGACACCACGCTCGTGGGGAAGGTCCTGACCGTCACCGGCCTGGACTACTCCTCCCGCCGGTTCGAGCGGGTCGTGTACGCGGACCTGAACCTGCAGAGCCAGCCCGGTGGTGCCCCATGAACTGGGACGCCAGCGATCTGCACAACCTGGGCGGGAAGCTCTCCGCAGCTGACATCACCTCGGCCGCGGAGACGGTCATCGCGAAGGGCGCCGCGGACGTCGAGGCGGCAGGCAAGCGCCACTCCCCGGTCGACACCGGCTTCCTGCGCTCCTCGATCGGCCGGAACGTGCAGGGCCTGACCGCCGAGATCGGGCCGACCGCGAACTACGGCGTGTTCGTGGAGATGGGCACCAGCAGGATGAGGGCGCAGCCGTTCATGGCACCCGCCCTCGCTGACGTCCTGCCGTCCGTCGAGAAGGCGTTCCAGCAGGTTGCCCAGGGGCCGTTCACGTGACCGGCGTCGGCACCCTCCACGCGGGCGTCCTCACCGCGCTCCGCCGGATCACCACCATCACCGTCTACGACAACGAGGTCCCCGACCACCCGCCGGCCACGGCGGACGGCCGCGTGTACCCCTACGTCGTGCTCTGGGCCGACCCCGGTATCCGCCCGGCCGCGTCCAGGGAACTGGAGTCGGCCACCAGCGGGGACCTCACCTGGCAGGCCGTGCTCACGGTCGCCTCCGGGGACGTGATGTGGACGCTCGACACCGTCTCCCTCGTCCGGTCTGCGCTCGACGGCACGGTACTCACTCCGTGGGCGGCGCCCCTGGAGGAGGACCCCACCATCACCAATCTCCCGGTCCTCAAGGACCGGGGCGTCAACCCCGCCCGCCACTACGTCCAACTCACCTACCTCACCACCACCGGATAAAGGAGGCCGCCATGGCCAAGCGTGTGCCCGCATGGGATGCCCGCACCGGGGAGAAGCTTCCCCACAACGTGCCGCAGGAGTGGTTCGACCACGACCTGTTCCCGAACCTGACCGACAAGGAGCCGAAGGGTGCGGGCAAGCCCGCGGCCCCGGCCGCCACGACCGCTCGCGCCGCGGGCAGCAAGGAGGCCTGACATGGCCAAGTCCCTTTTCGAGGGCCGCATCCGGCTGGAGGCCCTCGCGGTCGCCCCGGCAGACCCGGACGCCCTCACGGTCGCCGAGCTGTCCGCAGGCCAGCGGATCTCCAAGTCGATCCTCCGCTCCGGCTACCGGCTGTCCCCCACCGGCTCCGACACGCTCAACGAGCCGGGCCTGGAGGACTCCGGGAACTCCACCACCTACGGGGCGTCGAACTACGAGGCCACGTTCTCGGTGTTCCGGTACCTCGACGAGTCCGGCCTCAGCGATGAGGAGCAGGACATCGGCTACAACCTGTTCACCGGCAAGGGCCTCCACCTGTACCTGGTGGAGCGCATCGGCCCGCCCGCCTCCAAGCCGTGGGAGGCCGGCGACCCGTACAGCATGTACCCGATCATCACGGACGACCCGCAGCAGCCCACCGAGCTGTCCGGCTACATCAAGTTCGTGCAGCCGATGGGTGTCACCGGCGGCGTCGTCCCCCGCGGCACCGTCGTCGCCGGCGAGTAGCCGCCCCTGTTCTCCCGGCCTGCCCGCATGTCACGGGGCGGGCAGGCCGGGACCCCCACCACCCCGTGACACCAGCAGGCCCCCAAGCCACACCAGGACTGGGGGCCTCACCCATGCCCGCACCCGTGACATCGAGGAGAACCCCGTGACCACCTACTTCAGTGACAGCCCCGACCAGCCGGTGGAGGACGAGCCCCGCGAGGAGACGCCCACCAGCCAGGCCGCACCCGCCCCCGACGTGTCCGAGCCCGACCTCCCGCCGCCGGCCGACTTCGACCTCGACTCGTGGGTCCAGGGCGTCCGCTCCACCATCCGCTCCGTGAACGTCTACCAGCGCGCCGACCTGCTCGGAGAGATCGACAGCCTCGAGCAGCAGCTCCAGGTCGCGAGGGCGACCGAAGCCAGCGGGGCCGACGAGTCCGGCATGGAGGACAACCTGTCGTCCGAGGAGCTCGAGGCCCGCCTGTTCGACCTGCAGCAGACGTTCGTGGACTCCGGCGTCACGTTCCGCATCGAGGGCCGGTCCGAGACCTGGCTGAACCGCGTCAAGAAGGAGTGGGAGAACCACTCCGACACCCACGGGAAGAGCAAGGACGAGAAGTCCGTGTACGTGCAATTGCACCAGCTCGCTGGCGCCATCATCCAGCCCGCCGGCGTCACCTACGAGCACCTGGCTGCCCTCCGGGAGTCCAGTGAGCCGCAGATCCGCCGACTCCTCGTCACCTTCGCGATGGCCAACAACCAGGCACCGTCCGTGACGGTCCCTACCTCGCCGGCGTCCTCCGCAACCCGGCGAGGGCGTCGGCGCTAACCGCGCTGAAGACCGCCCACCAGTGGGGGCGGCCACCACACCAGTACTGGGGCGTGCCCGGCGAGACGTGGGGTGTTGAGGACCTGCTGCTGACGCAGGCCTACACGGTCGTGGAGTCCATGCGCTGCCCCTGTGGGTGCGGCGGGTGGGCCGACGAATGCCTGGACAAGGACCTGCAGGACGCGTGGGAGGCCCGGATGGGCACCCACTACCGCAAGGCGGTCCTGGACGCCTACCGGGAAGCCAACAAGGACGCCCTGAAAGAGCCGGGCGCGTTCGCCTACCTCGTCGACCTGCGCGACCCCGAACCGCCATTTTCCCCCGAGCCTGAGGAGGCATGAACCGTGGACCGTTCTGTCGCTATCCGGCTCACTGCGGAGATCAACCAGTACAAGTCCGCGATGGGCGAGGCGGGGTCGGCTTCCGAGCAGGCCGCGTCGCGGATCGAGCAGTCTGGGAAGCGGGCGGAGCGGGCCGAGACCGGGAAGGGGAAGGCGGCCACCGACGCGGCGACCACCACGTCGGCGGCCGCCCGCACCTCCTCGGATGCCTCGACGTCGTCGGCTGCCGCTCAGGAGGCCGCTGGGCAGACCGCTTCCGCCGCCTCGGAGGGTGCGGCCAAGAGCGCGGAGGCAGCCGGGGAGGCGGCGGAATCCGCTGGAGAGCGGTCCGCTGCAGCGGCTGACAGCACGGCGCAGGCAGCAGAGTCGTCGGCGTCCGCCCAGGAGTCTGCGAGTTCAACGGCACAGGCTGCTGCAGACGCCCAGGCGAGCACCGCTGAGAGCAGCGCTAAGCGAACCGAGACCGCCTTCTCGAGGGTCGCTCAGTCGGTTCGAGACAACGAGAAGGCGTGGACGACCGCCGGCACCGCCCTCGCCGGATTCGGGGCCGTGGTCACCGGTATCGGTGTAGCGGCCCTCGCAACCGGCATCTCATACAACCAGCTTCAGCAGACGTCACGTGCGGCGCTCACGACCCTGACGGGGTCGGCTGAGCAGGCGAACGCCCAGATGGACCGGCTCAACGAATTCGCGTCCACGAGCCCGTTTGCCAAGGACGTTTTCATCAAGGCGCAGCAGCAGATGCTCGGCTTCGGCATCGAGGCGCAGAAGGTCATCCCCTACCTCGACTCCATCCAGAACGCGGTGGCCGCAACTGGTGGTTCGAACCAGGACATTGCCGAACTGTCGAACATCTTCTCGAAGATCAGTGCCTCCTCGAAGATCACAGCCGAAGACCTGAACCAGTTCGCTGTCCGAGGCGTCGACGCGGCGACCATCATCGGCTCCCAGATGGGCATGACCGGCGCGCAGATCCGGGAGCAGATCACGGCCGGGACTCTCGACGCCGGCCAGGCCCTGGACGCTCTCGCCGCGGGGATGCAGGACCGCTTTGGCGGCGCCGCCGATAACGTGAAGAACACGCTCTCGGGCGCGTTCGACCGGGTGAAGGCCGCGTGGCGAGACCTGTCGTCCGAGCTCGCGGCGCCGCTAGTCGGCCCCGAGGGTGGCGGGCTCCTGGTCGGCCTCCTCAACAGGACGGCCGACCTCATGCGCGCCTTCCAGGCCCTCCCCACCCCGATCAAGACGACCATCGCCTCCCTGGGCGGGTTCGTCGGAGTCACTGCGACGGTGGCCGGAGGATTCCTCCTCCTCGCTCCCCGGATCGTTTCCACGGTCGACGCCTTCCGCCGACTCAAGTCCACATCCCCCGGCATCACTTCCGGCCTGGGGCGGATCGCGTCCGCAGCCGGCAAGGCCGGGGCGATGATCGCCACGATGCAGATCATCGGCTCGTTCCTCCCCGAGCGCTCCTCCATCCAGATCAACGAGGCCGCCGACGCCCTGCGAAACCTGTCCGCCGCAACGGCTGGGAATCACTCCGCAGACCTCACCGGCCTCCGGGAGGCGTTCCAGGGACTCACCGACCCCACCCTGGGCCAGCAGATCGGTAACACGGCCTCGCAGATCGAGCGGCTGTTCGGCGGCATGTCGAACAACCAGTGGAACGAGCAGGTCTTCGCGGACCTGTCCGCCGGCCTGGCGAGCATCTTCGAGTCGAACCCGGCGGAGGCCGCCCAGATATTCAACGAGATGCTCGAGATGACGGGTGGGACAGCTGAGGAGCTGATCGCCCTGATGCCCGCATATGCGGAGGCGCTTCGCGCGGCTGGTGAGCAGGCCGGAGTCACGGGAGAAGACTTCGATGTCGTCGCCTGGGCGACCTCGGACATGTCGGAGGAGATGGCCGACGCTGCGGACGAGGCCGCTGCGCTGGCTGCCGAGCAGGAGTACCTGGCGGGTGAGCAGGAGCGCCTGGCGGACGTGACTCGGAAGACCACGGACGAGATGGCGGAGCAGGTCGGCCAGCTCGAGACCCTGCTGGACGTCATGCGGAACGCCGGGGGCGCCTTCATGGATGTCCAGGATGCCCAGGCGCAGTACGCCGAGACCATCATGGGCCTGGGCGACGTGATGGACGAGTTCGCGACGGCCACCGGCAACGCGCTGAACGAGGCCGGGGACAACTGGGACTTCTACTCGGAGAAGGGTGCGCTGGCGAACAAGACCGTCAACGAGATCGCCCAGAACGGGTGGGACCTGGTGGACTCCCTCGCAGCCACCGGGGCGTCGGCGGATGAGATGGCCGCTGCCATGCAGCAGTCCCGTGAGGACGTCATCAACCAGGCGATAGCGTTCGGGATGGGCGATGAAGCGGCTGCGAACCTCGCAGACCGAATGGGCCTCATCCCGGAGAACGTCTACTCCCACATCGACGTCGTGACCGGTCCCGGCCTGGCACGCCTGGCGGCTCTCGAGGAGGAGATGGAGCAGCTCCCGGACGGGGAGGTCACCGTCAACGGTGACACGCTCCCGGCCGAGGACGCCCTGGCTGAGATTGTCGAGACGATCAACACCACGGACGCGGACCACATTGTCATCAACGGCAACATCGTGCCGATCGAGGAGGCCCTGGACGAGATCGAGGGCCTGATTGACGAGGGCGTGTCCGACCTGGACGTCGGGATCAACCGGGACGGGGCGATCCTCGAGACGACGAACCTGGTCTCGGATATCGAGGGGATGGCTCCGGAGATCCCCCTCCTGGCCAACGACCAGCCCGCTCGAGACACGCTGACGCTGCTCGGCCAGGACTACGAGAACCTCGGTCCGACCACGAACCTGTACGCCAACGACCAGCCGGCACGGGACGAGCTGAACTGGTTCGAAGACGCTGTGAGCGGGTCCCGGCCCTCGGCGACGATCGACGCCGACAACCGCCCGGCACTGAGCGAAACCCAGTGGTGGAAGGTCGAGACAGACAAGACGATCGGCACCGCCGGGATCAACGCCCGGGACCGCGGGGCGGAAGACAGGCGCCGGGCGATCCTCCGAAACATTGACATGTCGACCGGGACCGCCGGCATTAACGCTCAGGACCGCGGAGCGAACAGCTCCGCGAACCGAATTCTGTCCGGTATCGCCTCGAAGACCGCGAACGTCGGTGTCGGCGCACAGGCCCGGTGGGCTCAGATCAACTCGATCATCGCCCAGATCCAGAACAGGGCTGGGTCGGCGGGCGCTGCCGTGTCGATCGGTGCGATCAACGCCCGCGCTGGGGGCGGCCCCGTCTGGGGGCCAGGCACCAGCACGTCGGACTCGATCCCCACCCTGCTGTCGGACGGCGAGTACGTCCACCGGACGGCCGCCGCCCAGCACTACGGGTACTCGACCATGGACGCCATCAACCAGATGCGCATCCCCAAGGACCAGATGCTCGCCCTCGCGTCAGGCCAGCACGTGGCCCGCCGTGCGGAGGGCGGACCGGTCGGCTGGGCCGGCGCCCCCGCCTACCAGGCGCCCATGTCCTCGTCGACGACGTCGACGGTCAACAACACCTACTACCTGCAGATCAACCCTGGCGACCTGCAGGGGATCCGCACACTGGAGGACCTCGTGGCGAACGCACGGCGAAACTCGCGCCAGCAGGTTGGGGTGAATGCCTGATGGCCATCTCGTGGGGCCCGTGGGCCAGCGGTGCGGGTGGTGTGCAGACGCGGCTGGGCGTGGAGTGGTCGCAGTCCCCGGGGACGATCACCTCGAGCACCTCGTCGGTGACGGTGACGGCCAGGATCTACCTGGGCCACAGCGGGTTCGTGCAGGACTCGAACTTCCAGCTCATCCTCGGAGCAAGCTTCGGTGGGACAACGACTCACTCTGTGAACCGGTCTGGTTCGGGGACGGTCCTTCTCCGAACGACCTCCCGGTCCTACGCGCCCATCGTCGGTGAACGGGGACACTCCGCTCTTACCGCGCGGCTAACCAACTTCATCGGCGGGTCACCCAACCTGACTTCGAACTATTACTCCGCCGCCAAGCCGGGTGGCGGCGGCGGAGGAGGTGGGGCCCAGACCCGTCCTGCGGCTCCGACCGGGGCAATCGTCACCCGCATCTCCGACACGGAGATCCGCCTCGTCTGGACGAACCACCCGACTGGCAGCGCGCCCTACACGGGCGTGAAGATCGAGCGGTGGGACGCCCGGTTCGGAACCTGGGGACAGGTTGCCGCCGGCGGGTCCTCCTCCCAGTCCTGGACCGACACCACGGTCACGCCGAACAACGCCTTCCGCTACCGCGTCCGCGCGTACAACAGCGTCGGGCACTCCCCGTACTCGGGGCAGTCCGCCCTGGTGATGAACACGCCGGGCGCGCCAGGAAACGTGATCGCCCGGCGCGTCGGCTCGGACATTCGCCTGACATGGGTGAACGGGGCCCGGCAGGGCGCCTTCACGAGCACGGAGATCCAGCACCGCGCGGACGGCGGGGCGTGGGAGGTCATCGGGACCGGGTTCGGGACCGCCCGCGAGGACTACCTGCACGAGTCGCCGTCCGGTGGCGGCACTCACCAGTACCGCATTCGCGCCCGCGCGAACTCCCTGTTGGGTCCCTGGTCGGACCTGTCGAACGTGGTGGCGATCGAGTCGCCCCCGAACGCCCCGACGATCCTCGCCCCAGGCAACGGCCAGTACGTCCCCGACTCCGGTGAGGTCCAGCTGTCCTGGCGGCACAACCCCACGGACGGGTCGGACCAGACTCGCGCGGTCGTCCGCTACGGCCCCTCAGCCGGGTCACTGACCATGGTCAACGTCAACGGCGACGCCCAGACGACACTGATCCCCGCCCCCAGCTCCGGACCGGGTGGTCAGGAGGTCGCCTGGTACTGGGACGTCCTGACCTACGGGTCGCACGTCTCCCCGTCCCCCCGGACCAGTGCCGCGCCCATCGTCATCGGGACCCCGAGCACGGAGATCCTCTCCCCGGCGGACGGTGAGACCTACGAGGCGTCGACCCTGGTCGTCCAGTGGGAGCACGAGGGTATCCCCGGGGCGACCCAGACCGGCTACCGCGTCAGCTTCTACCGCGAAGGGGTCCTGCTCGGGCAGGCGTCCGGGTCCGGGCCGCTCAACACCTGGACGTGGGACGGGCGTCTGACGGACACCGAGACCTACACGGTCACGGTCCAGACCCGCGACATGGACTCCGGCCTGTGGACGAGCGTCGCCTCCTCGGAGTTCACGGTCGACCTGCTCAAGCCTCCGACGCCGATCATCCAGGCCGGATGGGTCCCAGATGAGGGAGTCGTGAACATCACCGTCGACAACCCGGACGCGGGAGAGGGTGAGGCGGAAGTCCTCGGCTTCGAGCTGTGGCGCGCAGTGGACCGCGAGACGGTCAGCGCGGCGGAGGAGTGGGAACGGTCGCTGACGGCCCGCCAGGACACGATGACCGAGGCCGCTAGGAAGGTCACGTGGGTCGAGCAGTCGGAGGAGCCGACAGGGGACGCGAACCTTCTCTGGATCGATGGCGACGGAACCCCGAACGTATGGGTGGACTACGGGCCAGAGGCGCGCACCAACGTGCTCCTCAACCCTCGACTCGTGGCCGCGGGGCCACCGGTCACCTACTCGGCTAGCGGAGGGACCATCACCGCCGAGTACCTTGAGGACTTCCGGCGAGTCTCTTGGACGAACGAGGAACCCGTCATGGGTTCCGGGGGGATGAACTTCACCAACTTCTGGCCCGTCTCCCAGCCTGCACCCGCTTCCGGCCAGTCGTACTCCGCCCGGATCCTCGCTCGCTCCGCCAAGGAACGGCAGTTGGTCTTCAACGTTCAGTGGCTCAACGCTTCTGGCGGAAACGTCGGGAACAACCCCCACGCCGTGGTGCTGCCGGCGGGTGAGTGGGTTGAGGTCACCAATGACAACCTGACTCCGCCCGCCACCGCGACCCGGGCGCGGGTCCTGGCGTACATCAGCCCCGTCGACATCGGCGCGGGTCCGGGGCTCGCAGCAGGCGACCACCTCGACGTGCAGCGAGTTTTCATGGGGCCAGAGGCCGCCGCTGGCGAACACATCGACGGCAGCATGCCAGGTGTCGAGTGGGACGGTGCGGCCGACAACTCTCGGTCCACTTACACCGGTCCTGGCTGGCGCTTCGCTGGGGACGACGTGGTTCAAGCCGGGGACGATGCCGCTGCAGGCGCGGCGGGCGCGCGGGCCACCCTCGACGCCCTGTGGGAGAAGCACGCCGTGAAGGTCTCGAGTGTCGGCGTGGACGAGTCGATCACGGACCACGCTCCCCCGGTCGGGGTCACGGTCGCCTACCGCGTCCTGGCGGCATCTGCGATTCCCTCGGTCGCCGTCTCGGAAACCCTCCTCATCTCCACCACCCCACACCACACGTGGATCTGGATCAACGCCGGCGAAGGCTGGGGCGACCGCGTGAAGATGCGCCGCGGCGGGAACATCAAGATCTACCACGCTCAAGAGAAGACCCTTACCCAGTACCGGGGCCGGCGGCGGCGCGTCGAAACCCTTGGCGAGGCGGTCGAGGACCGGGTGACCGTCAACGTCCGGCTCGACCCTTCGGACGGCTCCTGCACGTTCGACGAGCTCATCAGCATGCTGGACCGGCCCGCCCCGCTCCTGTACCGGGATCCGACCGGCCGCATGTGGGAGGTCTCCTCCAGCGCGACGGACCTCAGCCACCAGGCGCGCCTCCAGTACGTCACGTTCGAACTGGAGCGGGTCGATGGGTGAACCCGCGTTCGACGCGCTGATCAGCCACCGGCGGGAGCGGTGGGTGGTGGAGCTCCTCGATGCGCGCACCGAGAAACTGCTCGCGGACCTTCGCGCGACTGCCGGGAAGGTCGACTGGAACGTGAACGCCACGATCCGTTCCTCCTGCACGCTCAACCTGGAGGGCCTCGCCGGCTACGACTGGCGGCAGGTCCGTATCCGGCTGCGCTACGCGCTGGACGGGCCGGGGGGCGGTGACTGGCCGCTGGGGGTCTTCCTTCCCGCCACGCCGCTGGAGGAGTGGGACGTTGGTGTCAGCCACACGGTCGAGGCCTACGACAAGATGGTGATCCTCGACGACGACCAGACGTCGTCCGCGTGGACCTACCCTGCCGGGCAGAACATCGTCCAGGCGGTCGTCCAGGTCATTGAGTCGACTGGGGAGATGTCACACGTCATCCCGGCGAGCACGAAGTCCCTGGGCGCGTCGATGACGTGGGACGTGGGCACACCGAAGCTCCGCATCGTCAACGACCTGTTGGAGGCGGCCGGGTACTTCTCGGTCTGGTGCGATGGGCTGGGGCGCTACCGCGCGGACCCCTACGTGCCGCCCGCTGACCGTCCGGTCGTCTGGGACTTCGTCGACCACCCGGTCAGGTCGATCTTCATGAACCGGTTCGAGCGGGAGATGGACGGCTTCCACGTCCCCAACCGGGTGGTGATGATCGGCCGGTCCGAGGACCAGGAGACCCCACCACCGTTCGCGGTCGCCCAGAACGAGGACCCGGACAGTGAGTGGTCGTACCAGGCGCGGGGCCGGTGGATCACGTACACGGAGGAGGGCGTGGAGGCCGCCGATGGTGAGACCCTCGACAGCCTGGCCGCTCGGAAGCTCCGGGACCTCACGGGGGCGTCCCGCAGTCTGACTCTCCGCCACGCCATGATCCCGCTCGTCCCGAATGACGTCGTGCGGGTGCGGGTCGGAGACGCACTCAACGTCCTCGCGTCCGTTCAGACGATGAGCGTGTCCATCGGTACGGGTGAGCTCGTGGAGTCCCGCCTGATGGAGGTGCAGTCATGACCGCGCCGTTCTCCTTGTTCAGTTCGCCGCCCGTGTCGCAGGTGCCGGCGCCGTCGTATCGGTTCGGGACCGTCACCTCCCTGACGCCGCTGAGGGTGACCCTGGATGGGCCGCTGGAGGGGCAGCAGGGGGCGACTCCGGTGACGCTCGCACGCGGCCTCGCGTTGGGGGACCGCGTGCAGGTGCTCATCCACCACGGGCAGATGGTCATCACCGGCCGAGTCGGCGGGGACCGGCCCGTGCAGCGGTGGGGGTCCGCCAATGCGACCTGGGCGAACCTCGGTCTGTCGTCGGCGTCGCGCGTGCTGGCGACGGTGGATATCCCCGCTGCCCCATACCCGAGGTACATCGACGTCGACGGAATCCTCGTCTACCAGTCGCAGGCAGTCGGCTCCACGGTCGGGCAGATCAACGCCCGTGTTGCAGCGTCCGTCGACCGAAGCACGGTCACCACTGCGCAGGTCCGGATCCCGATCTTCCAGACCCAGTACACGAACCACTGGAAGGCCCAGCCGATTGCCTACCGGGGTCATCTGCTGCCCGCGAACACCGCCGCCACGGCCCGCCTGTGGCACTGGAACGAGAACAACCTCCCGTACACGTGGCAGTACGACCGGGGCGCGAACGGCGAGACCAGCCAGATCTACGTGACCGCGACCCCCGCCTAAGGAGCCCCATGACCACGGACCTGACGACCATGACCGACGAGGACCTGGCGGCCCTCATCATCGCCGCGCAGGACGAGCTCGGCCGCCGCGCGACCCTGGCCCACATCCCCGAGCAGATCGAGCAACTCGCCGCCGACTGGGCCACCGCCGCCGGACGCGAGCCGGGCGACGCCTGGGTGCAGCCAACCGGCTACCACGACGCTTACCCGCTCGGGTCGACCGTCACTCACGACGGCCGTGAGTGGGAGTCCCTGCGCGCAGGGAACCCGGACGAGCCCGGCGTGGAACCGCTGTCGTCGTGGCGGGAGATCGTGCCCGAGGGCGCACCCCCACCCGAGTGGCAACGCCCCCAGGCCCACAACCCCTACATGGCCGGCGACCGCGTGAGTTTCGAGGGCCAGGTGTGGGTGTCCCTCATCGACAACAACGCCTGGTCACCCACGGAGTACCCGGCCGGCTGGGAGCTCGAGGAGGGATCGTCGTGAGCCTGCGGCCGGTCAGTGATCTGGCGCTCATCGAGGAGATGGAGGAGACGATCCGGCCGTGGCTCGCGGTGGCCTACGGCTGGGCGATGATCGCGGGGCTCGCTGGCTTGGTGTGGACGCCTCAGACGATCGAGGGGACCATCGGCTGGGTTGTGACCACGGGGGCCGCGGCGATGGCCGCGGTGGGTGGCCTGCTTTCCACGGTCTCCGTCCTGGCGCGTCGGTGGCGGATCGAGCGGGTCGTGATCCACCTGGTCTCCGGTGGGATCGGCGCCTACGCGGCTGGCGTCTGGTCGATCGTGCTCGGTGATTCCGCCTGGTCTCGCATGATGCAGGGCGCGATCGTCCTCTCCACCATCAGCATGTTCCTCGTCCGTGCGCGGTGGATCGAGGCGCGCGCCCGGCTCCGACGTCAGGCGCACCACCAGTACCAGGAGGCGATTCGCCGGGTCCGTGATGAGCCCACGGTCGACGGAGAGTGAGGCCAGGTGGACCCCATCTCCGCGGTCGTCGCGGCCGTCGGGGCGGTCACCGGCGTGATCGCCGTGATCGCCACCGTGACCAAGAACAAGAACGACGGGAAGCTCGGGCTGGTCCGCGAGGAGCGGGAGGGCGAGGACGCCTGGCAGAAGCGCTACGCGGCTCTCCTGGACGACATCACCGAGCATCAGGTGCGTCCCCGTCAGGAGCGCATCGAGGATCTGCTCGACCACGTGGAGAAGCTCCGCGCCCAGCGCGATGACCTCCGACGCCGGCACCGCTTGGCCCTGGACTTCATCCGCGTGCTGCTCCGCTGGATCGCGGACCACACACCCGCCGACAATCCGTCGCCGCGGCCCGAGGTGCCCGACGACATCCGAGACGACCTCTGAGGAGGCCACCATGGCCCAGTTCCCCGGTGCCATCCAGAAGCCCATCAGCACGAACCACGGCCTCGTTCGCAGCGGTGGCAAGATCGACCGGACCGCGGCCCGCCCTGGCGGGACGACGGCCGTGATCTACCACGTCGCCGCATCCAAGGCCGCGAGCCTGCGCGACTGGTTCAACATCCCTGCCGTCCGCGCGTCCTCTCACCTGTTCGTGCTCTACAGCGGGTTGGTCGAGCAGTACGTCGACGCCGACCACGTCTCCTGGGCGTGCGGGGACGGCGACCTGCGCGCCATCACCGTCGAGACCCAGGGCGTGGACGGTGAGCCGTGGACGGACGCCCAGGTCGAGACCCTCGCCCAGATCGCCGCGTGGGCGCACCGCACCTACGACGTCCCCCTCCGCCTCATGACCTCCTCCGCGACGAGTC